GGAGCCTCCCTGACGAGATTCAAAGGCCCCTCGATGGGGCCCTCGAAATGCCACGTCGGGTAGGCCGGGATGTCACCGGTGTTGTCCACCTCAACCTGCGGGTTGAACTGCGGGTCGGAGGAGACCAGCCCGCCACCGAGGAACGGCTCAGAGTCCCCCTTGAGAAAGGGGGTGAGGTTGTTGTACTTGACGAACCTGACCGAGGTCTCGCTCTCGGCTCGGAAAAACGGGTCGGTCGCGTGGAGGACGAGACCGAAGCGGGTCCAGGTCAAATCCCCGTCCTCGTTCTCCTCGCCTTCCATGCCGCTGCCGTAATAGCAGTCAACGAACCTGGCCGGCTCGCGAGTGCCGTTAACCGTGTACTCAGCGGCGGACAGCCGGATAAGCCCGGCCTGTGGGTTGATCGCCCTGATGAAAGAACGCTTGAGATAGACCAGCTCTGGTCTGGTCGGTGCAGCCATGAGGATAGGCAGGAAGATCTCCCTGCCTGAGGCCCGGACGCTGCGGACGAAGCCGCCGTCCAGGCCCGGGTAGTCGTCTCGGTGCACCTCAAATTCCGGGGCGCCCAGACCGCGGGCGCCCTTGCCCAGGGCCAAAACCACCCCGTTGGGGTTGGGGGCGGTGTCCTCCGTGAGGGCAAAGCTCACGCCCTGCGCCCCACGGAGGATCACCCTGGGGGGACGGCTCCCATTCAAATGGGCCCCCTTACGAGTAGATTGTGTCTGCGTACCGGAGCTGATTCACGATCTGTCGTTCGGTCGGGACGTTCGGAGCCGCGTTCACCGTGACGTTGTAGACACGGGTCTCCCCCACTACGAGGTTTGCGGAGTCCGACACCGAGCCGATTGCAGCCTGGCGCCACGAGTCGAGCTGGGCCGAATTCGCCCTGAAAGAGTTCGGGGTGATCTCGGCCTTCGGCCCGCTCTCCACCCGGTTAATCCGGTGGGTCGTGGTCACCGTTGTGTTCAGCCGCGAGAGTTGAGCCAGCATCTGACCGACGTAGCTCGTCACCGTTCCGAGAGCCCGAGCCATAGAAGCTCGGAGCGACCCCTCGAAGGAGGTGAGGGTGCCGTACCGGCCGGACTCGGACTGGAGCCTGCGGAGGGCGTCCAGCATGTCTCGGACAGCGTTGACCACGATCTGCTGAGACCGGGACATCGCACTCCCGATGCCTTGCAGCAGGGTCGCAAACCCGCTCGTTGCCGAGGCCGCGGTGGTGCCCAGGGTGGAGATCTGGGTCTGAGCCGTAGCGGCCGTGTTACCGGCCCGGCTCAGCTCGCCAGTGATGGCGGCCACCCGCCCGGACAGCCCGAGCAGGCCGGTATTCGCCGCATTGGCCGCCGACCCGATGCCTTTGACCGTAGTCAGGGTCTGGTTGCTGGCCGTGGACAGCAGCCGAACCCCGTTGGCGGCACCGGCCGCCGAATTACCGAAAACCGTGATCTCTGCACTGACGCCGATGAAAGAGTTGGCGAAAGTCGAGATCTGCGGATTCAAACCGGCGAGAGTGTTACCGATCTTAAGGAATTCGGCATTTGCCGCTTCGACGCCTTCGGTGACCTTTTGCTTGAAGACCTGCATACCGGTCCACGCCTCGAAAGCCGTGGTGGAACCGGTCAGGGTCTCCTGCATAGACCGAGGCAGCTCGGCGAAAGCCTCAGCGATGGCGCCGGACTCCTCACCGAGTACCTTTTGCACGTCCTTGAGACGGGCCCGAAGCTCCTCGGGGGTTTTAGCCTCCTGCATCGCCCGCTGGACGATGCCCGGCAGCTGGTTGAAGTTCCGCTCGATGTTGTTGATCGCCTGCTGTGTCTGCTCATCGGCAGACGTGGCCAGCAAACCGAGCTGCTGTTCGATCGCCTGAATGATCGTGTCGTTGACCGGAACACCCTCGGCCTTAAGGGCCTCGATGAGGTTGTTCTTCAGCTTGTCGCGGAACCGCTGGGACTCTTGGAGAGCCTTGTTGAACGTGTCCCGGTACTTGATCAGCAGCTCGTTACCGGACGCTCCAACCTGGTTGCTGATGGCGTCCCACTGGCGCTGCCATTCCTCGGAAACCTGCCCGCCGGACTCCTTCCATTCCTGGACCAGCTTGCGCATCTGGTTGAGCATGCCAAGGACGTGCTTGCTGGTCTCAGTCTCAGCAAGACCCATAGAGTTACGGATCTGGCCGCCGACCCTATCAAGGTCGTCCATGACATAACCCATGTGCTTGTTCATGGACACCCTGAGCTGCTGCAGGCCGATGCCGATTTTGGCGTTGAAAGAGTCCTGCTTGGACAAGATGTCCTGGAACTCTTGCTTGGTGATGTCGGCCTGCTTTTTAAGCCTGCCACGGATAATCGACCAGCCGGTGGAAAACGAGCTGATCATGTTACCCATCACGTTACCCATCGCGGCACCGGCCTTGACGGCGAACGTCGCAGCAGCGCCAGCCAGGTCGATGATACCCCTGGACATCGCTTCCAGGCCTGAGACTACCGAGGGATCAGAGACGGCGCTGCCCAGCCGGTCAATGGCAGCCCCGAGGGAGAAGAAGATCCCCGGCGACACCTTGGCCAGTGCCGCAGTGACCTTTTCAAAACCTGGCGCCGCCAACTCGGCGGCACGGGCCAGCGAGTTAGCCGCCAGCGTATAGACGCTCGCGTTGTCCGCGAAAACGTCCAGCAGCCGGGTAATGGCGTCCGAGAAGGCATTGACCGTCTCAACCCCTCCACGGGCGGCGAAGTTACCCATGAGACGGGCCAGAGCTTGAGCCATCTCATCCAGCCCCCGCGACAGGGCGGAAAGCCCATTGGCGAAGGCTGGCCCGTAGCGGGACAGGGTGACGAAAACATCGGCCACCGCCAAGCCGAGAGCTTGCAGGCTCTCAGCCATGCTGGCGAATACGCCACTGGAGACAAGGCTTGTCAACGCCGCGTTAAGCCGCCCCAGGATCTCAGTGGACAGCGTTCCCAGGCCCGACAGGAAAGGCCGCAGAGCCTGAGCGGAAAGGGCGAACGCCTTCTGAAGCTGGGTGTAAAGCGGGGCCCCCTTCCTCAGGGCGTCATTAGCCCGTCCCAGGGCGTCAGTGAACAGCTCCATCATGGGGGTGGCTGCGTCACTGATAGCCCGCTTGACGGTCTCGCCGACAGCCTTCAGCTCTCGCCGGAACTTGTCCTGCTCCTTGGACACCTTGGAAAGGGCGATGGCGACCGCTGCGAACGCGGTCGGCAGCGCCAGCAACGCCGCCGCACCGAGCACCACCGAGCCGATAGCCAGCAGGGGTGACGATTGCCGTGATAATCGAGGTGACGGTGCCGAGTGAGACCAGCGCCGCGACGATCTGAGCTATGACCTGGGCGACCGACCGGGCCCGCTGAACACCGCGGGTCGCTCCCCGGTTCAACCGATCGAAAGCGCCCTCGGCGACCTGGCCGAAATTGCCCAGGATGCGGCTGGAGATCGCAAATCCGCTGATCAGGCCGGAGATGGCACCTGAACCGACCTGTGCCATGGACCGCAGTCCACGGCCGAACGTGGAGGCGAACCGCATGAAAGGCCGGCGGTCCAGATCCGGCTCAACCTGCACGGTCCGGCGACGGGTCAGCAAATCGAGCCGGGCAGCGATGGTCCGCTCCCCTTGAAGCTCGGTGCGGATGTCGATCCTGGCCTCGCGCTCCAGCCGGCGGAGCTCACGGCTCAGGGCGGCTAGCCTGCGCTGGTAGTCCAGGTCGACGTTAATACGCAGCTCACGGGGGACTCTCGAGCCCAGCCGGGTAAGACCGGCCTCAAGCTGTCGGATCATCTCCCTGTAGCGGCGCTCCAGAGAGCGGTCCTGAGCCAGCCTCTCTTGGTACTGCCGAGCCCTCCTGAACCCCTCGACAAGCTCCTGACCGGCTCGCCGGAAGTTAGGTCCAAGTGACCCCGTCCACTTGGTGACCCGCCTCAGGTTGTCCTCGTCGACGTCGATCTCCGCGATGACCCGTCGGCGGGCATCAAAGACCCGCAACTTGCCGCGGGCCTCCCGGTCGTCGACCTCGACCTTGATCCGCGCTACGCGCCTGCGCTCGATGTCATCGAGCCGGTCAAGCGACCTGGTGCCACGGATACGGACATCGACTCGGGTGTCCCTGATCCGGGACAGGCCGGCAGCAAGCTGGTCGGAGGCCTCCCTGAACCGAGGCCCGAGCCGGTTAATCCACCTGTCGACGCGGCGGAAATTACGCTCGTCAACCTCAAACTCGGCGACGAGCTCTCCATCCCGGCCAATGACCTGAAGCCTGGTCCTGGCGGACTCGTCATCCACCAGGACCTTCACCCGCTTGACCGTGTCGGCACCAATATCGTCCAGCCTGCGGAGGGCCTCCTGGCCCACCAGCCGCACCTGGATGTCGGCCTCACGTTTGCGAGCCGCCCGGTTGATCTGAGCGTTGGCGGCGGCGGTCCGGGCGTTGGCCTGGATGGTCACCTGGCGGCCTGCAGCGACAGCTTGGATCTGCGCCGCGGCGGCAGAGGTGTCCGCCTCAACCTGGATGACCAGCTTCCTGTTACGGAGCAGGTCGTTGATCGCTGCCGAGGCCGACCGTACGTCGGCTTTGACCTTTACTTTGGTCTTCCGGTCCCGGACGATGGTGTCAATCTGGGACTCGACCCGGGCCGTGTCCAGATCAACGTTGACGTTGACCGTCCGCTCCCTGGTCAGCCTGGTAAGCGCCTTTTCAGCCTTGCGGGTATCCGCGGTGACCTTGATGCTGATCTGGCGCTTGCTGTAGCGCTGAAGGAGTTGCTCAAGCTCCCTGGTAAAACCGTCAGTATCGGGGACGACCTTGACCCGGAGCCGCCCGGCTTCTTTTCCTCCGGGTCCGGCCATGAAAGCCTCCTATCGTTGAGGGGGAAGAGGGACCACCTTCGGACCCGCCTTGACCGCTGTCTGGGGGTCGAGGCCCTTAAGGGCCAACAGGAGAGGGTTGACTTCTTTCTTTTTCGTCACCCGAGACCTCTCACCGGGCCTCGGGTACGGATCCGGCGCCTTCGGCTTCCGTTTTGAGTTGGCCGTTACGAACGCATGGGTGAGGAATTGCACGGCGTCGAAAAGGTCCGCCAGCATGTAAGCGTGACGGTCCCATCCGATGTACTCAGACCCTCCCCGGATGGCGACATGGAGGGCCGAATCCATAGGGAGGTGCTCCAAGAGCGCCAGCACGTAACGGGGCGACAGCCGACCTGCAGCAACGTCATGTACATCGATCTGGTAGTACCGACGCAGGTCCGCGGCTATAGCCCCGCCATGCTTGTCTATCAGCTCTCGGAGCTGGAGGCTTCCCCCAACTCGTCGTCGGCCTCAAGCCACGCCTCGAAAATCTTGGCCCTGACCTGGGGTGGGAAATCAGCAATGCTGTCCTTGAAAGGCTTCTTCGCGTCAGCGGCCGCCATCAGAATCTGGTCGATGGCCTCCATCTGCTTATCAACGTCGCCCTCCTTGCTGCCCTTGCTGTCCTGGAGGGACCGCATCAGAACCTGGACGGTGCGCATCTCAGCGTCATTAAGCAGCATCAGGGGACGGAGGATGACCTCTTTACCTTCCTTGGTGACGAAGGTCAGACCGCGCTCCTTGATATCGCGCTCCAGGTCAGCCATGAGGTCGTCATAGGTCAGCTTGATAGCCATGCAGGAAAATCCTCTCGGTGTGGGTGTGCGGGTGGATGAAAGAAGAAAGGTTGGGCTCACGGAGACGCGCCACCCACTTAGCACGCCCCCGTGAGCCAGCTAGGCAACCTCCGATCAGGAGGTCAGCTTGATACGGGGAGTGATCTCACCCTGACCGGCGGTCGATCCGTACGACTGGCCACCAAGAATGGTGGCCCGGACCGGCATTTCAGTCAGGCTCGCAGGGTCATACGTCACGTTGTCGGCCCCGATGATCGACACGCGCTTGTAATGCTGGGCGACGAGGTACTCACCGTCCACGGCCAGCACCAGGAGGGCCCGCTCCTGGGCCACGGGGACGTCCGGCACCACGTAGGAGGAAACACCCCCGATGGTGACCTCCTGACCGCCGCCGTAGTAAAGCTTGTAGGTCTCCGGCGTGAAGTCGGCCAGGTTGATCGTCACGCTGTAGGTACGCTGCGGGTTGGTCGCCCGAAGGTTCGGAACCTGCCAGGTGCCAAGGGTTTCGGGGTCGTCACCCTCGGAAGTGAACTCCAGACCGTTTTCCAGGGAAGTGTGGCCGATGGAGACCCACAGCGGGTTACCCTCCACATCATCCACACCCCAGGTCTCAGGGTCGGTGTAGTCGAACCCCGCAGTGATCTCCGGCCGCGGAGTACCGACTGGGGCGACGTACACATAACCGGTCGCTGGATTGAGTGCGTTATCCGGCAAAACTGCCATTCTTTAAGCGGTCCTTTCTCAGGGGAGGATGGTCGCAGACACGACCCGGAAAATGCCTCGGAACAGGCAAGAGTCCGGGTGTTTAGAGGTAAGGCCCTCGTATTCGATTCCGGCGGGAGAGATCTCCCGCACATAGGTGAGGACTCCCGGCTTTTCCACACCCGGCAGTCCTTTGTTCGAAAAGCGCTTAAGCGCGGCCTCGAAAAGGGCAGCCTTCATCCTCTGGTAGATCTCGCTGCCCTGACGGCGTTCGATCGCGAACGCCTTGAGCTCAAGGTCGGTGATCTGCAAGCGCTCGGGCCATTGAGAGGGCATTCCACCACGCCAGCCGACCGCAATGAACGGCATCTCGTCAGCCCAGTCAACCGGCGGAACCGTGTAGATGCGCTCGAGGCCACCCATGTAATGACGCAACGCGTCAATGACGAGAAGCTCAGGGTCTGGCAATACCGGCGTGCTCATAGCAACCGCCTCAGCACGTGGATACCTTCAACCCAGCCGATGTAACGCATGTGCTCGTAACGCGAATTGAGCCCTGTGGTCACGAAACCGCCGGCGGGGACGAACCCGTGGTGGCCGTATTCGACGGCGAACGCATAAGGCACATTCGCCACGACCCAGTAATCCTTGTCGTTGGCCCGCTCCACGTCGATCGAGTTGGAGAACCTACCGGTTCTGGTGTGCGGGATCATTGCGATTCGCCATTTCATGGCGAACACATGGGCGACCCGCTCTACCTCGCCGTTGACGACGTCCAGCTCTGCGACGTCTTTATCAGTGATATAGATCTCGTAGCTAATCGCGATCCCCTCGAATTTCAGCGGTTGCCACGTAGAACTTGAAACGGCGATATGAATAGAGGCGGGGAGTGTCAGTCACCGTCCACTCAAACCCCTGTGCCTCGATGCGGGCCCACCGAGAGAGCAAGCCAGGCTGGTGCTTGACGTAGAAGGTCGAACGGGCGACATTCGCCCATCCCTGGTCCTCGTAACGCATATTCGCGGCCCAACCGGCACCGGCGAAACCGGAAGGCATGATGAACGCCATGGTGTCGATCGGTGCGCCCTCTGGCGGGTCGTAAGAGCCGTCCGGGAGCTGCCGGGCCATTCCCGGCCGCTTGCCACGGTAGCCGTCATCCAGAAGCACGACAGGCCAGATTCTGATCGGCTCATTAGCCTTGTCGAGAATCACTGCTCGGCTCCCCCCTCGCCCGAGCCGGACTCGGCCTGGCAGGACCAAGGGGAAACGAGCTGGATGGAGTAGGCCGGTTTGCTGCGGAAACGCCGGAGCACCCGCATACTCGCTGCCGACAGGGCCGTTACCGCGCCGCTGCCCGCATAGGCGGTGGACAGGTCACCAACCCGCTCGGAGGCGATACCGGGATCCACGTTGAGCGCGGCTATGACCTCCCGGGCCGCCACCGCCTTGACCGCTGCCGGTACCGGGTCGGTGAAGGTGCGCTTGCAGTAGCTCTCGATGAGGGCGGTGACGTCCTCAATCGCGGCCTCGACCCTGGCGATCTCCGCCGGGTCGGTGTACGAGTTACCGGTGCGGGCCTCAATATCGCTGATATCCAGCAGCAAAAAAGGGACCTCCCTACTAAAGGGAGGGGCCGGGCACAAAGGCCCGGCCCTCACTCCCTGTTGCTCGGCGGATTAACCCTGGCCGTCTTACTCCACCGGCTCCTCGAAAGTGCCGACCACTACGAGCTGCTCAGGCCGGACGACCTTCGCGTCGTAGACAACGCGAGACTTAACGGCCTGGGTGAACGAGTCCTCAGGCTCGTACGCGCGCATCTCAGCGTGCGGGATGACCAGGGAGACAGCGTTGGTGGAGCCCATCAGCATCTGAATCTGGCTGGCCCCGGTGTGAGTCGGGCGGACCAGCTTCTTAGCGCTGCTGGTGGTGTTGGCCAGGACGTTCGAGACGTACACCGGGACACCCAGAATCTGGCCGATGGCGCCGGTCGGCATGACCGGGGTCGCACCCCACTTCGAGGCGTCCATGAAGTTGGGGTCCTTGAGCAGGGACGCCCGGATGGACGGGGCCACGATGAGGTAGCGGTCCTGCGGAGCGTTGGTGATGTCCAGCTCCATGACCATGTCCACGATCGTCTTGTAGACACCGTCAGTGCCGGTCTGAAGGGTGAGCTGCTTCACCTCGCCGTGCAGGTCGGTGAGCGCGTTCCACTCCGCCAGGGTGGCCGGGACGGTCTTGGAGAGCGAGGAGTTCAGATCCTTACCGCCGATGGCGGCGGTAATGGTCTGAGCCACCAGAATGTCAATGGTCTCGGCCAGCTTGCGGGCACGCTGGCGGACCAAGTTGGACATCAGGTCAATGCCTTCCTTGGTCTGCCACTGGTGCAGACGGTCCACCTCGAAGCGGAACGACGATCCCTTCTGAATCGTCATCTTGATGTACTCGAGCTCCGCGTGGTCCATTTCCCCGGCGGAGAAAGCGCCATAGGCCTTCTTCAGGCCGAAGTCACGGACCGTGTCGACGAAGTGCGGAATGTGGAGGACGTCACCCTCGCGGCGGAACTCGCCCTCATAATTCCGGTTGGTGACCATGGCGGAGCCGAGGATCAGGCTCCCCTCAAGGTCCTCCAGGAGCTGTGCGGTCCACAGCTCCGGGATGAAGAGGTTGTCGGTAGACTGAATCGGGTGGCCCGTGGCGGAATCCCGGTAGACCCCGCCGCTGAAAGCCTCAGACATGCGCTAATAACTCCTTTTGGTAAGCGCGCACAAAAAAAGGCCCCCTAGGATTTCCGGGGGCCCTGTGCGAAGTCGGGTCCTAGATCTGACCCCTCATAAGGGCATCCAGCCGCCCCTCACGGCGCGCCTTGTTGATCTCGGCGTAGCTCATGCGCTTGAGCTGCTCGCGCGTGATCTGCCCGGCATTGCCGTTGCTCTTCGCGCCGATTCCAAGATCCGTCGCGGTCTTCTGGAACTTGGGCTTGGAAGCGCCCGAGAGGGCAGTCAGGAGATCCATGTCCACCTCGCCGGCCTCGTCGAAGACCTTGGCCGGGTCGATTACCCTCAGGACCTCCTCAGGCACACCGGCCTTGGCCGCAGCGGCGGCTAGCTTCATCTGCCGACGTTCGTTTTCGAACTCGGCCAAAGCGGCCTGCCGGCCGCGCTCCTCGGCCTCCAAAATGGCGCGTTCCGTCTCGGACAGCTGCGCCTTCTTCAGCTCCTGAAGCTCCTGCCAGTGCGCCTTTTTCGCGGCCTCCTCCTTGCGCATCAGCGCCTTGTACTTGTTGGCCGCCTGCTCCAGCTCCGCGATACGGGCCTGTGCCTGCTCAAGGGTCAGCTCGGGCGCCTGCTCCTGGGGCTGCCCTGCCTCCTCGGCGGCATTCTGCTCAGCGGTGTTCGCGGTCTGGTTCTCGCTCATTCAGTCTCCATCTCGGATATAGAAATGGGCCTCAGTCCCATCTCGGGACGAGGCCCAGCAATCGTTCGAGCGTTTTTACGCCGCCTTACGGACGGCCTTTTCCTTGCGCCGCTCTACCTCGGCGACTTTCGTGTCGGAGCTGCTGTTGGGCTGCTTTGGCTCCATTCCGTACTTATCACGCCACTCCGCCTGCTGCCTCAATTCCGCTTCCTTCATCTCGACGAAGCGGGCAATCTGCTGCGGCGAGTAGCCGTAATCCTCCTGGAGCTGCTGAACCGGGACGTTCAATTCCCTCAGCTTAACCAAGGAGTCCACGAGCATTGCCTTGCTCCGGTGCTCGGGGTCAGCCCAAATGACCTCGGCATCGAAAGCGTACGCTCGCGGGTCGTCGATAACGCGGAAGGCGATGCGCATCGCTTCCTCCCAGCTCTCGCCGAAGTGAAGCATCCGCTCCCTTGCCTTGGCGACGAGCCCGGCCTCCGCGGCGGTGATGGATTCACCACTAGGCGCCTGTCCACCATTGAGCAGGAAATAATGAAACGGCACCCTGCTCTGGCTTGCCATGTGTTGGACAAGCATGTCGATCAGGTGCACCCAGTTCGACAAATCCGCCGGGTCCCACTGATCGACTTTCACATTCTCGCCGTCAAAAGCGAGAATGCGGTCAATGTAAGCCTTGAGCATCTGCCGACGCTCTTCGTCGGTGTCCTCGAAAGGCTCAAGGCCCATGATAACTCGCTGCGGGAAAGCAGCGAACTCACTGGCCACGATCGCGTCGGACGCCACCTTGTTAATGGCATCCTGGATCGGGATGATCCCCGCCAGCTCAGAAAACGGCTCAGACTTAAGCCGTTTCCGATTGGTCAACGGGACAATAGGGACGAGCCCGAGAGGGTTAGGGCTCGGTTCCGGCTCGGACCATGCGCTGTCCTCCTTACCGCGGATAGAGGTGTACACCTGGTCCGGCATGAAAAGCGTCGCGTGGGTGACGCCCCAGTCGTCGGTGAACTCCCGGTAGCCAGCCTCCAGGCGGCGGCGGCTTCCAGGCGCGTACTGGACGACCACCTCAGCCGCAGACTCGGGAGTGATGACCGGCTGCCCTTCATCATCCACCCAGACGATAAGGTGGGCCACTCCTTGAACCAGGGCGTCAATATGAGCAGCGTTGCTCTCGGCGTCGAGGAACGAGCGCTGCCAGATCTCCAGGGCGTCCTTATCCGGCTCCTCGTCCGGGCCCATGCGGAAACCCTTGACGCTCAGTCGCTCAGAAATCGAGTCAACGATCAGCGGGCAGAAATTGTCCCGCCAGCCGACGAACATTTCACCGAAAACTTCGGCGAATTTCTTCTGGGCGTACTTGAGAGGAGACGGGTCGTCCGCGTCATAATAGCGGGCATACTTTTCACCCCTAGCCCTCTGGGCGGAAAGCTGGCCCGACAGATAATTAATCCACTCTGCGGGCGACTCGGGCTTTTTAATGACGACACCTCCTCTCTTCTAAAACGAACGCATTCGCGCTTTACGTCGAATCTTCATCCGGCCGTCCTCGATCGCTTCCGCTCTCGCGTCGTAGGCCAAAATCGCCGCGATGCAGGCGTCGATCCACTTCTTGCTGGTCTTGCTTTCCTTGCGGATCAAAATCCCCTGCGGGGCCTCGTAAGTGACAGCGTTGCAGATCTGCTGGGCCAGCTTCTTATCACCGTCGTGGCAGATGGAATCCCCGAGGACGACAGCGGTGTGAAAACGCTCGACGGCAGCAGCCATACGGGCCAGCCGCTGAGGCGGGAACTCGAACACAATGTCCCGGCCGTCACGGTCATTTTCGCGGAAATCAAGCGCCCACTGGCCGACAGTATTTTGCCAATAACTAGGGTCACAGTTGATCCACTCAACCCGGTACGTCTCTACGGCCTGCCTCATCGCTTTGTCGACGAGATAGGCGTTAACCTGCCAGTCGTCGCTGCCATCGTGTTCCTGGAGATGGATCAGGAACAGTTTTCCGTCACGCAACCTGCAGCCGACAATAGCTGTGGAGTCTGACCGCAACGAGCCGTCGAAACCAATGGCGATCTGGTCACCCGGCTTGATCGGGTCGTCATCCCGGCGAAGCTCATCCCACACGGTCTTAGGGATGAAGTTGTCCGCGGATTCGGCGATCTGATTGAGATAGAATCGCCAGAACACCGAAGGCGGGGTGAGCGGGTCGGTTGCCAGGTCAACCAGGCCCTCAACAGGGGCCCAGTAGGAGTCCCCATAGGCGTCCCGAAGTGCCGCCAAAACGGCCTCACGGTCCGTCAGATCCTCAACCGGAGCGCCCTCGCGGCAGTCATACAGCAGCTTCTTACGACCGGCCAGAAACGCCTCATGCGTCCTCTGGGCGACGCTGTCCTCGTTAGGGTTGTAGGCGTTCGTCGTCTGCATCAGACGACTGCCGGACCGCATCGTCTTGTCGACGTTTCTTTGCAACGTCTCAAAGACGTACACGCCGCCGTTACTGGCCACCCAGTGGTGCGTCTCGTCACAGATCACGAACGTCGGCCTGGCGCCCTCCAGGCCGCGGGAGGACGAAGCCACTGGTTCGATCCGGCCCGGCCGTCCGTCGCGGAACTGGATGCGCTCCTTACCAACCTCGAGGCCGTACTCGGCCTCGGCCGGAGACTCAGACAGCATCCCGCGAATCATGTCTCGGGTGTTTGCTGTCTGCTCCAACGAGACGGCCGCGATCTGGACGAGCGGGAGCTGGACCGGAACGCCGATCGGGCGGCCGTGCTCATCCCAGCCACCGAAACGGCAAGGGCCGATGAATTCAATGATCGCCAGGGCAGCGAGCAACGGGGTTTTTCCCCAACCCTTGCTTCTCCTCAGCGAAACATTCTGATAAAGCCACCTGCCTTTTTCATCAATGGCGTAAGCCCACAGGATGAACCTTTTTTGCTCTGGGGTGA